CTACTTGATTCTTATTAGATTCAAAGTTAATTCCCCATTCTTTTTTAAGCTCATTAATTGTATTATTTTTAACAGATTCTAAACGGTTTGTTTTTTCTTCGCGATAACGAGCGCTCATGGAATCAATTAAACCGCCATATACATTAGTTATTGTGTCTACTTGACCTTGAGTAAGATTTTGGGAATGCATCATTTCTAAAATTGGCTGAAAACCACCTTCACCAAAATAGCGTTTTAATGCTTCTTCATCCATGCTATTGATTACGTCAGGCAATTTATAATCTGAAATATCTTGGGGAACATCCAAGTGCTTGCGCCATGCACTTATTTCTTCTGCTGTTGCGTCTTCTCCTGGTGCCTTTTGGATATTTCTAGCCCTAGCTAGCTTTTCTGCTTCTAAGTAAGAATTAGCTAAATCATCAACAGACTTAAAACGCTGTAAGCTCTTGCTTGATTGTAAATCCTCGCTTAACTCATTCAACCAAGCAAAACCACTTTTTGTCATGTCGGGTTCATTTCATTATCAATAGAATCTTTAAGAAAACTATCATTATTCCCGTCATTAGTTGATCCTAAAAAACTTATATTCTCATTTCCTGTAGCGCCTTCACCTGTAGGAGCAGGCTGATTAGTGGGTTGCTGTGATTGCTGTTGTGGTGCTGCAGGTGCTGTATTTTCACTCATAGTTTAGCCTTTTGTTTTTGTTTTTTTGTTTATACGATTAATAATCTCAAGCAAAGCTTCACGCTTACCTATGCGCATGTATAATTCTTTTTCATTATCTGAATAACAAGTATCGAATTGGTAACAAACTTTCTCTAAATCTTCTAGGACAATTTTTCCAGGCTGAGAAGAAAATACTTTGCTATATGCATCGTCTAGCATTTCTTGACGTTGCTTTTCTTTACGTTCTTCTATTTCTCTTTCTAATTCTTGTTGCTCAGCTAATGCTTTTTGGTGCTTTTGCTTTTCTCGATTTATAAATGCTAGCTTCAAATCATCGCTCTTGAATAAAGAATTAGCCTTATCTTTTAGTTTAGTTAGGTATCCCATTATTTTAGTATCCGCCTATTCCTGTCATTCCTGCCCCTTCCAAGCCCATCTGCAAAGGGCTATTTTGTTGTATGGTTTCTTGTAGATTTAATGGTTGCATCATTTTACTTGCCATTTCCGCATTCATGGCTTGTTGTTCTGCAGCAGCCTTATCTTCATAATATTGTTCTGTAGCATCATCAGATTGAATGTAGTCTGGGCTAACATTGTTCATCCTAAGGATTTCTTTGCTTAATTCATCTACTTTCAAAGAAGCCACAATATCTGGATTCTCTTGTTTGGCTGCATAGATTAGATTTATTTCATTAATTGACTTTAAGATTTGACCTATTTCTAATTGAGCAAGCTTTAGATCTAGTTTAGTTGAATAGCTTATGCGTAATTCTTCTTGCTCCCATACTTGCGCTAGTTCAGCAGGCATTACAGGGAAAAAACCATTATCTAAAAGCAAATAAAACACACGCTTTAATTGAACGCTATATAATTCATCATAAATATTGCTAATTACGGGCAAAAGCAATTGCGTTTTTTCTGCTACTCTTTGTGCTACTTCTGTAGCTGTCATATTCTTGCGGTCTTCCAACATCTTAAACAAATCAACATAAAACAGGTTTTTTACTTCTTGTTCTAATAACATTTTGTATTGTGCACCTGAATTAACATCTATGTTAGATTGATAAAATGTCGGCATTGGTCCATTAGGATCAGCATAAATAGTTCCGCCTGGTGTAATATCATCCACCCACATATCAGAGCTATGAGGAGGCTTTACAATTGGAGGATTAACACCCAATTCAACACCATCTGAAATGCTATAACAAAGTTGTTCTAATTGAGCCATGATACCGCGAGCAGTGAAAGCAGTTCCACGTCCATAAGGTGTTTCATCGGCCCTTTCAAATCTAGGCACCGCATAAGGACAAGTCCTGTATCCACCTTCAACAACTATTTCTTTAGTTTCTTCATGTACATAGTAAGAAGCATACGCCATATCGACGCCACGTTCAATTTTAATATTTGCTTCTTTTCTTTGACGCTTTCTTTCTTCATAGTCTAAACGCGGGAACACACAATGAACATATCTATCTTTATCAAAGCGTTTATTTACGTCTTTATACTTTTCTTTTACTGACTCGGGACATTCGTCGCCCCATTTTTCGTAGGCCTGCTGGGCTGTCATTTCAAAATCACGGAAAATAGTATCAATCTTTCGTTGTTCATTCTCTGCAATCGAGCAATGATCAACCATGAAAGTAGTAAACCTAAGCTTTTTGCTTTCAGTATCAATTTCTGAGTATTGAACACCAGTACATACAACAACATAATCTCTCAATGTCTGCAAGGTTGAATGGCTGTAATTTGTAGACGCAAGCTTACCGACTGCTATTTCAGAACACTTAGCAAACCAATCTTTTACATTATCATTTTCTGAGAGTTCTTTATTTGCAACAGTAAAGCCAAAGAATTCATCACTTAGATTAATTGTATTAGAGTAAAGACCACTAGTCAAATCCCTTGCAGATTGAACGCCCATTGAATTCTGAGGAGTCAATTTTTCTGATACTTTATTGCCAAAAACACGCGATTCTAGTTGCTGCGGATTAAAATAAAATCTGCATGCTTCCCGCAATCCAATATAAACGTCTCGATCCTGCGAAAGTCTATCACGCATTTGAAGGAGTTCGACACCTGTATAGTTTTTAACTAGTGGCATAATTATTTTTATCCTAATGTACTTTTGTAGCTTTTAGATTGTCCTGTACTTAACAAGCGAGCTTTTTTTCTTGAAGACTGTAAACGGCTGCGTGTAAATTGGGTTGCCTGTTTAATATTTTCATCTTCCATAGTCAAAGGCGGAGGAGCTTCTGGCATTGCTTCTGGTTTTGGGGGCCTTGCTGCATCTGTTTTGAATAAGCCCATAGGTTCAGATATTGTCTCTAAAAAATCACCGTTGCCCATAATAAAATCCTTTATTTTTCAATTAATCGATTAATGCTAATAAAAATAACGTATTAAGGTAATTTTACAAGATATTTCCATTTTTGCATATTGTCATCAAATACAGGTTCATACCCATAACGCTTATAAAGGCGTACTAGAGCTACTTTGTCGGCATCTAGCAAGCCCACTATCGTTTCAATCTTTTTAGCGACCTTAGGACGCACTTTCTGTTCAAAGAACTTATGCCAGTTATAAGTGTTATCAAAAGTGCAAATATGCATAAGTGCCATAGTAGAATTTACATATTGAAAAATCCAAATAGATTTTACTTCGTTAGTAAAGGCCACATAAACCAAGCATTTATTCTCTAACCAATCAATTATATCACTAGGCTTATATGAAGGTAAGCTTGCAACTAGATTTTCAAAACCCTTGCAATAATCATCTATCACATAATACAAATCAGATAAAATTAGCCTATGCCCCACACCGCTAAATTCTAAATTGTCAAAATTAGAGTTTTTCATCGTAATTCACCAATAATACAAACACAATCGCCTTCAATTTCATGTATTTCATGTACATAATCACGCTTCTTGAATTCCTCCCATGTTGGCAAATCATCTGCGTTGTTTTGCTTTTTGTAGTACTCAAGCATTAACTCATACATTGTTTTTGTATAAATGCACCAAGAAGGTCTAGGAACATAATTTTCTTCAAACTTTTCTCTAATATCTTTGAGTATATCAGGATCAAATTTGTCTGCTGCTTGTATATTTTCCCCTGTTGGAAATTCAATCACATTATTTTCCTTTCTCTTGCTCTGTTTTTTACTTCTCTATAGCCTTTTTCAGTAAATGGTTTTCTTGCATCAACTACAACAGTAGGACCATAGTTTGCTAAATTACCTCTTAAATTCTGCATACACCAATAACGAATTGCATCGATTAAGTGATCATCTTTCTTTATTGGCATAGGCTCTAATTGTGTATCGCCATCCTTATAAGTGTGTTCTTTCCATCGGTAATGCTCGAACTCATGCAATAAATTAGGGCTATTTGTATGTACATAAATCTTAAATTTCTTCATTAAGCTAATACCATTAAGGATAGAACTGTTCTTAGTCCATCCCTTTTGAGCATGGCTTACTTTACTAACACCAATAATATTATAACCTAATTCTGATAACTCAGTAATTGCAGTAGGATTCGCTTGATCCGCACAAATTAACAATTGCTTTCCAATATTTTCATCTTCTAAAAATCCTTGAACACTTGGCATATCAGGACGACACTTGGCATATCAGGACGTGTAATTTCTTTTCTGATAAGATAATTTGTTTTATACAATCTCTCTCTTACGTAAATTGCCCTATTGTGAATACAACATTCAGCTACAGCAGTAGGCGACACTTGAAAACCAAAGTCCATCCCAAAACCATGCTCATGACAAACTTCAGGACTAGGCCAAAACTCTGTTTCTTCCCAATTCGTAAAAACAGCGCCTTTAATTTGTCCACGCATACCAAGACCATAAACAGCCCAT